CCGGCGTGGCATGGACCACGTCCCCATGGCCTGCGGCCGGCTTCGTGCCCGCGCGTACGCATGCGGGGATTTGGTCCCCGAGGGCTGTGTTGCGCACACAGATGCACAGTACGAGGGGGGCATTGGGCTGACCGAGTTACACCCTGAGGTGTTGAACCGGTTTAATTTCACTCGGAGAAGTTATTATTACGTCTCCCGTGGAGTTGGACCGGATCCACTTAACCCGGTGTTGCTGAGCAACGGTCAGTACAACCCCGGCTGGATTGCATCAGTGCAGTTCGGCAACATGTCCCATACCCTGACTTTTATCGGGCATCATGGGACGTGCTCGTACTACCGAATGGAGATGGCAGCGCACAATGTGCCACGAAAAGGACTCCTCTCTTGTCCTAGGTTCATCCGGGAGACGTGTGATGAGGTCGGCGCATGGGCGTCTGCGCACGGACTGGCCAGACAGCCAAAGGCATGCGTTAAACACGCGACAAATCTCCCGGGGAGGGAGTTAGAAGCTAAGTCTCTGACAGGGTTTGCTGGTGCCAAGCGCGCGGAGTGGGCCTTAACGGCTCAGTACGCGCGTGAGGATTTGCGCGGGGCATACCACTCCCTGTTCATTGAGAATGCTGATGACCAGAATCTGACCCCCAAGGCTGCTCTCTTGGGGCTCAGATCCCAGAAGGGGGCTCTGGAGTCAGAGTTTGGGAAGAAGGGCTACTGCACGCCGGCACTGAGCGGCCCAAAACGGTGCGCGAGCTGCGGTAGGTCCCCCCCCAAAGGTAGATACAAGTGGAAACACCGGGAGTGCAACGATTGTCAGGCTAAGTTGAATAAGTGCGGTGCCGTCTCAACGATGGGCTTGCAGATTCAACAGAACCTCACTGTCGCCGAGGGCCACCCCGGACGGGTACACTTGAACTCTTCCACCCTACCACCAAAAGCGAGCAAGTGGGAAAAGGTTGATATTCCGAAAGGCGCGATCACGATGCACAGGTCAGAAGTGCCGTGGTTGCGGAATTCGAAGAAATCCCGTATCCCAGAAGCTGGTCGCATGTATGAGGTGGAGAAAGGGGACCTCGCCAAGATAGACACCAGTCTTGAGCGACCAAAACGCGAGTGTGTCCTCGCCGGAATTGGTGTCTCGGGGTGTTACCCCATGGTGACGCGGAAGGGCACATACTCAAGAATGCAAGCGCTAATTGGGCGTGCCTTTCTCGCTAAACCCACGTCGTCCCCAGCCGCCTGGGCAGTGATGGACACCTTTAAGGAAGTCCTCCTGCACCCGCGTGCCCTCGATGGGGAACGGATGACGGTTGAATCTTGGATCGCAAGTATGCCGGCTCGTCGCAGACGCGCACTAGAGCGAGCGTACGCCGAGTACATCAACTATGGCGGGTTGAGCGACAAGGATTTGACTTTTTCCGCATTTGTTAAGCAGGAGCTCCTCGCGAGCTATGAGAAGTTTAACTGGTGTGAAGCAAAGCCACTTCGAGAGTCGATCGCTCGCATGATCATGGCGCCCAAAGACAAAGCGCATATTGTCGCCGGCCCGATCATAAAGCCCAAGTTGGAGCGCTTGAAAAAGCACTGGGGATCTGACAATTGGCTGTTTTACGGTGCCACCACACCGGAGAACCTGCAGGATTGGCTGGACTCCAGTATCCAAGGCTGTGAGGATGGAGAAGTTTTCGCCTTTTGGTGTGACTATTCCATGTTTGATTGCACACACTCCGCGGAGAGTATGCGTCTCGTCGAGGGCTATTACTCCGAGATGCTAACGGACCCAGAGTTTGCGCGATTGATTGCAGCTTGGAGAGCCCCAAGGGGCAGAATGGGTGAGATGAAGTACCGAGCAGCCATCATGCTAGCTTCGGGCCGCGATGACACCAGCCTCATGAACGCTCTGTTAAACGGGCTAGTAATGGGATTGTGTGTGGCAGCGGCCGTCGCGGGCGTAGAGTTGGAGGACCTCCAGATGGAGCATTTGCGTTACGCCATGGCGTATGTTCGCATCAGCATCACTGGGGACGACACTCTCGGCTTCCTCCCGAAACATCTCTGGCCAGACCGCGCCCGGATAATGCGCGAATTGGAGCGCAA